TTTAATATTATATCATGGTCTTGGTTCAGGTAAAACATGTAGTTCTATTGCTATTGCCGAAGGTATGAAATCGGATAAACAAGTTATTGTTATGACACCTGCTTCGTTAAGAATGAATTATCTTCAGGAATTAAAAAATTGCGGTGATACTATGTATAAAAAAAATCAATATTGGGAATTTATTCCTATTGGATCTAAAGGTGAAGAGGATAATCAATTAATTAAAACACTTTCCTCTATTTTAAATATAAGACCTGATTTTATTAGAAAAAATGGTGGTGCTTGGCTAGTTAATGTAACTAAACCATCAAACTATAATGAACTATCACCTGACCAAAAAAAATTCTTAGATTTACAAATAAATGAAATGATTGTTCATAAGTATAAATTTATTAGTTATAATGGTCTTCGTGACAATCACTTAAGAGATATGACTCAAGAATATACAATAAACCCATTTGATAATAAAGTTATTATTATTGATGAAGCACATAATTTCGTAAGTAGAATTGTTAATAAATTAAAAAGACCCGAATCTCTCTCTATGAGATTATATGAATATTTACTTTCTGCGGAAAATTGTAGAATTGTATTATTAACGGGAACACCTATGATTAATTATCCTAATGAAATAGCTATCCTATTTAATATTCTACGAGGATATATTAAAACTTGGACTATTCCAATTAAAATGAAAGTCGCAGGTGGTAAACTAAATAAAGAGGAATTAGTGAAAATATTTGAAAGATTTGATATTTTAGATTATCTTGACTACAAACCTAGAACTGGATTATTAACAGTAACCAAAAATCCTTTTGGTTTTATTAATGTTAAAAAAGAAGGTATTTATAAAGGAGTTACTAATTTTAAGATTAATAATAGAGGCGATGTAGATGATTCAAAATTTATCGGATTATTAACATATATATTAAATGAAAACAAAATTGAGGTTGTCTCTTCGAATATACAAGTTGATACACATAAAGCATTAGATGATAGTTTAGACTCATTCCAAACTAGATTTATTGATCCTAGCACAGGTAATATAAAAAATGCCAATCTTCTTAAAAAAAGAATTCTTGGACTGTCATCTTATTTTAGAAGTGCACAGGAACAATTAATGCCTCGTTATGATAAAGATACTGATTTTAAGGTCATTAAAATTCCAATGAGTAACTTTCAATTCGGAGTATATGAACAAGCACGCATTCAAGAGAGACAAATAGCTAAATCAGCTGCTAAGAAAAAGAAGAAACAAACAAATGATGATGTTTATACAGATGCCGTTTCTTCTTATAGAATCTTTTCACGAGCATTTTGTAATTTTGTGTTCCCTGAAAATAGAAGACCTATGCCACAAAATGGACAAGATATTAAAGCTGTTCTAAAAGGAACAGCTGATGAAGATATATTAGATGCTATTTCAGTTAGAGAGAAAATCGATAATCCTGATGGATTATTTGAATTAGATGATGCGGATATTCTTGAAAGTGAGGCAAAAAATGAAAGGAGTGATGATTATGCTGAAAGAATTCAAACTGAAATGAAATACTTAGAAGAAAATGCTAGTAGATATTTAACTCTTAAAGGACTTGAAACATATAGTCCAAAATTCTTAAATGTTTTGGAAAATTTAAAAGATCCTGAATTCCGTGGCCTCCATTTAATCTATACTCAATTCAGAACCATTGAAGGTATTGGTGTATTAAAATTAATTCTAGATGCTAATGGTTTTACACAATTTAAGATTAAAAAAAATGAAGCCGGTATTTGGCAATTAGCTATTCCAGAAAAGGAGAGAGGCCTTCCAACATATGCCTTATATACTGGAACTGAATCTGATGAAGAAAAAGAATTAATTAGAAATATTTATAACAGTAAGTGGGAAAATGTGCCGGATTATTTAACTAGCGAATTATCCAGAATATCTACAAATAATTTTTATGGAGAGATAATCAAGACATTAATGATTACCGCATCAGGAGCAGAAGGTATTGATTTAAAAAATACTAGATATGTTCACTTAATAGAACCTTATTGGCATCCTGTTAGAACAGAACAAGTTATTGGTAGAGCTCGAAGAATTTGTAGTCATCAAGATTTACCTCCCGAATTAAGAACTGTTAATGTTTTTTTGTATTTAATGACTTTTACAGAAGACCAATTATCTGGTGATGGTGCCGTTGAACTAAAATTAAATGATGGTAGTAAATTTAATGCGGACATACCTGTTACTAGTGACGAAGCCTTATATGAAATATCCGTTATTAAAGAGCGAATAAGCACCCAATTATTAAATTCAGTTAAAGAAGCTTCTATGGATTGTGTTATTTATAATAAACCTGGAACTAAAGATGCTGTTAAATGTTTCTCATTTGGAAAATCATCTCCCAGTTCATTTTCTTACAAACCTTCTATTTCAAACGAGGAAAAGGATACTGTTGACAAATTAAATAGACCAAAGGTTACATGGAAAGGTGATGAAATAACATTACCTATTAATGGTATTAAAAAGAAATTTGCTAGAAATCCTAAAACAAATGAAGTTTATGATTTTGATAGTTACAATCAAGCTGTAGAATTTGGCGATGAAGGTGATCTTATTCGCGTAGGTAAATTAGTTAAAAAACCAGACGGAAAATATAAATTTGTTCAAATTGCTGCTTAAAGATTACTATAATAATTACTTAATGGAATATAAAGATAAAAAAATATACGATAAAATAAATGAATTATTCGCATATTATAGTTGTTCCGTTAACAAATATTGTTCTTACTTTTCATAATCATATTTAATATATTAAAAATTCAATATGATTATTTCTTACTTATCCAAGCATTATTAGCAATTAATTGCTTAAAATAAGATATATTAGGGGAGGCTTCTATATATTCTAACTCAGCATCTCTTACTCTTCTTTTCTTATTATTTTTAATTAATATCCCTTTTCTAGGTATACTTTTTATTTCTTCTTTTTCTACTAATGTTATAGACTCTATACTTCCAATACTCATACTTCTAGATTCTATACTATCAATACTTTCTGAACTGAACGTTCGTCTCTTAGTAACAATAAATTCCTTGCTATTTCTTCTACTCATAGTTATGTATTAATATATAATATTATTTTTATAATATTATTTTAATTCAATTTTTCTAGTATTGTTTTACAAAATCCCATTATCTTTTCTTGATTTTCTCTCAAGATTTCAAATTCTTTTTTATTTATTAATTCTTCAACATAATTATTTTGTTCTGATGTTACCATCGTTTCTTGTGTTTTCCTTTTTAATTTACTAAAAATACTATTAACCTCTAATTTTATATTAGAATTCTCATTTTCTGATGAATTCATATCATTATATCTTGATTCTATTACTATGTTGTTTTTTTCCGAGGATGATTGTAAATCAAATGTCACTCTTTTATCAGAATCAATTGGTATTTTAGGTAAAGGGTTTACTTTATTCGAATTATTTAACCATTCTTCTCCTTCTTTCGATATTTGTGGTATATCCAATTCTCTCTCTCTACTTGCCATTCTCTCGGCAATAAGTCTGTCCATATCATCTCCTATTGGTTTATCTCCATCATCTTTAAATTTAGGTTCCTCAGGAATTTTTGGATTAATATATGTATTCAAACTATCTTGTTGCTCTTTTAGTTTATTGTTAAAATTATCTTCTCGTTGTTTTGATAGATCGTCTGATGTATATATCATTTGAACTTTACTTGATTTTGTTGGTTTATTTTTTTCATTATTAATTTTAAAAATTATTTCTTCCATTGCCATTTTATTTTTGGTCATTAAATCATTGTTAGGCTGAGAGGATTCTATATTATTAATAGTATCTTCCAAAATTGCCTTTATTCTAGGAAACTGTTTATCATTAATTCCTTGAAAAATATTACTATCTTGAAGTAAACTCCAAATCATCCCCTTATTATTATTAGTATTAAAGTCCATATTAATATTAATAATATATTTATATTTATATTTAATTTCCATTAAAGTATTTCTTTCTTAAATCAAATACCTCCTCATCAGGAATTTTATTTCGCAAGAAATAATCTTTATTCTTATCTTTAAGCATTTGAATAATAAAATATAGAGAATACATTCCACATTCTGATTCTGTTTTTTGATGTTCTAATGTATTTATTAATACATCGAAATCAATACCTATTTGTTTACCTTGCTTCGTAATTTTTGTTATTAGTTCTTTAACTTCTTTCGGTGGAGGATTGCCATTACTATCAAAATAAATTATATATTTCTTTTTAATATTAATAAATAGAGATATCCAATGCTCTCCATCTTTGTAATGAGGATCTGTATTCAAAATAATCCCGATCTTTTTTTTATCTCTTTTTATCATATCGCTAATGTTTAATTTACACAATTCTTCCCATACACATTCACCATATAATTTGTGATGGTCAAAATCAATAGGAGATGGTCCTAAAAACTCAAAACATTTGTAATATTTTTCATATTGTTTCATTACTGATTCTATATCTAAACTACTTAACCATTCATCTGTTTTCCAGATCTTGGGTGATTTGGGCGCAAATGTATAGTTTAACAATTCACTATCTAATTTTCCTTCCATAAAC